GGTTGAATTGTTGAAATACTTACAATAGCGCTTAAAACGCTTATTCCTGTGCCTATGTCGGCTTGATTGCTATGCGGTGTCATTCTTTTAAATTATCCTAAATTTGCATTAGGGTCGTTTGGATTGTTAGTTGAATCTTTTGTTTCTTTGTTTTGTTCGTCTTGAATTTGCTTAAACCATTGTAATAAAGGCACTCCGTATTTTGTTGGAAGTTCCTGACAAAATTGGTTTAGTTCTGTTAATTGTTGTTCGTTCAAAGTAATCATAGTGTTTATTTTAAAATTAATAATATTATCAAAATTAGTATTTTTATCAATGCCGAAGTATATTCAGGTTTTATTTTTATAAATTCAGCTACCTTTCTGATAAATTTATCTGTATCAGCGGTTACCCCTACATAAAACGCAGGTCTTTTTAAAACAATAACATTGCAAAGAATGTCAAAGCCAAACCAAAAAGCAGTCGCAAATAAAAACATTGACCATAAACCATAAAGCGACCAAACCAATACATAAACTGAAATATGGTTTATACCCTTCCAAAAATGCCATTTCTTATTTTGCTCGTATGCTTCCTGTGGTTTTATTTCGTAAAGGTCACGTTCTTTAAATTGGTGCTTTTGATATAAAACCCAACTAATTAAGTGAACTAAAAATACTATGGTTAAAAATATAGTCATATTATTTTGCTTTCAAAATTTCAACTTCTGCCTTTAATTCTTGTACTGCTTTTGTTAATAAAGCTATCATACTATTATAATGAACACCTGATAATTTTTTACTTCCGTCTTTTAAATCGTCATAAAATACTAAATTTTTGTCTATTATTTCTAATTCATCTGCAATAAATCCATAATAAATATCTTCATATAATTCATTAATAAATTCTTTATTATGAGTATCTTTTTTACGATAGTTAAATGAGACGGGGTTTAATTGATTAATAAAATCTATATTTTTTATAGTTTCTATATTTCCTTTTGATTCTCTAGTTGACGTTATATAACCAAAATCGCCTCCTTGACCTAAGCCCGCAGTTCTTGGATTGTAAGTTACATTATAAGTATATGGCGAACTTGCCCTTGCATTTGTACCAAATAATACAAGTCCGTCATTTCTTAAAACAAACAAATCGTTACCTGAACTATCTCTTGTTATGATACTATATGCAGAACTTGAAGTTCCTGCTGCTGAAATTGATAATCTAACCCCACTTTCATTACTTCTACCTATACCTAAATTACTACTAATTGAACCGTCACCCGCGCAAACAAGATTCCCACCGACATAAGCATAACCTGACATACGAAGTTGATAACCTGCGTCAGTAGTATAACCTAAACATAAACCACCCGCTGTTGTAAGACGCATTTTTTCAGTAAGAGAACCTGCATCTGCTTTAGTTAAAAATGTTAATTCACCACCTAAAGCACTTGTGGTTGTATTTATAGCTTGTATTCTTGATGTTACAGTTGCAGTACCATTATTATTTATAAAACTAATATCACCATTTTGGTTTCCTCCTGCTGCCCTATTACCAACTAATTCTAAAGCACTATATCTATCTGATGTAGATGTTGCTAAACTTAAAACAGTTATTCCAGAAGTATATCCAGAATAATTAGGACTATTTGTACCAATACCTATATTGCCATTACTTTGAAGAATACGCATTCTTTCAGTTCCCCCAAGCGTAAAAATTATATTATGTGCAGTTTCTGTTCTAATATTTAATCCATTAGTATCTGCAAAGAACGAACCAAGTATACTTGCATTACTTGTTTTTGTTTGTATGATTCCGCCTTGACTTGTATTATTACCTATAACATCAAAATATACATTGTTACTAAATACTGTTGGAGTACCATTAATACCTACACTCCCTAATGAACTTATAGTAATTCTATTTGTAGTATCCGTAGCAAAATTTAAAGTATTTGCAGCGCTTAAATACATACCATTAGTTGGAACTGTTGCACCACTTGGAATAAAAGCAGTTGCAGTTGAGGTACTTGAAAAACTTGCACTTGTTCCTGCTAAAGCAGAAGTTAAAGTTTTTGCACCACCTATTGATTGCGTTGTAGTTAAGTCAACAAAGTTTTGAGTAGCTGAACCTGTGCCACCATTAGCAATAGGCAAAATACCTGAAACGTGAGTAGTCAATGCTATCTTACCCCAACTTGGAGCAACACCAACACCGCCACTAATTAAAGCATTTCCTGTTGCAATGTCTGCTAACTTTGAAAGCGCAGTTGTAGTTGAAGCATAAAGTATATCACCTATTGCATAAGAACTTTGTCCTGTGCCACCTGAAGTTGCAGCTAAAGCATTTGTAAGTGTTAAACTTTTTATTGTTGTAACTCCTGTACTTCTTACAATACTTAAAGGCGTTTCAATCAATGAACCTGCATCACTATATGACCTTACAAAATAATCCATACCTGCGTTTGTTCCTGATTCAGTACCTGAAACTTCAGTATTCCAACGTGCAGTATTATTTGTTCTAAAACTTATTGATTTTGCAATACTTGTATCTGCATCTAAATTTACTATTAAAGCAGAAGCAGCGCCATCAATATGAACTTTTGTAGTAGGGTTTGAAATACCAATACCAAATTCCCCTGTTTGTAAAACTGAAACTAATTCTGTTGAATTTGCTTCACTATAAATTCTAAATCTATGGTCTGCCTGTACATTTCCAATAGTCCATTTGTTTACACCTGCATTTTGAAAAGATATAAAAGCATTGTTTGTTGTAGTCCCGTTTATTTGTACAATTGTACCTGTACCGTGTACGTCTAATTTTGTACCCGGTGTATTTGTACCAATACCTAATCGTTTATTAGTATTATTCCAAAAGAAATTTGTATTATCTTCTAATAAAGCCCCTGAAGCACCTATAAAAGGAACTGAACCTGTTGTTAATGCAGTTGTAATTGTTAAGGTCGCAACTGAACCAACTAAACTAATAGTTCCGTCAAATCCATTCGCATCATTAAATACAAGCGAAGCAATTACGTTAGGTGATAAAACTACATAAGCAGTAGAATCCCATCTATAAATAACGTTTGTATCTTTAGCTACATAAATAGTATCTGCAACTCCTACTAAAGGAAATGCAGCAAAGTTTGCATATTCTTCAACAGTACCTGTAAATAATGATGCCATTTGGCTTAGAGTAATTTTCTTACTCACCCCTGTTGTAGGGTCACCAATAATTGTTATATCACTTAAATCAGGTGCTAACTCAGTAGCTAATTGATTAATTTTTTTACTTTCCATTAAAATGTATAATTTGAAGGCACTTGACACCTATCGTTAATAAATGGTAAACTTAGACTAATATCTAATTTTACACCTGCTAATAAATCAGGGTCTGATTCAGTATAATATGTAACATTAATGTTATTACCCAAAGTCCAAGTTACATTATCATAATCTTGTGGGTATCTTAATTGTGCAACAATATCTTGCCCTACTAATGTCATATCACTTAAAACTTCTGTTTCATTAGTTTCTTCAGATAACATTCTATCCATAAAATATAGACTAAAATTATAACTGATTTCTTTTCCACCAATGCTTGAACCATTTAAAGTAAAAAACATAGCAGGGTAAGTTACCTCACCATTGCTCAACCTTTCCCAAACATCACCAAAATAAACAAAGTTAATTTGTTCGTGGTCGTTTCCTATCGTTGTCAGTTGTTTGACTATTTGGTTTAGTGTCATTTTTTTTAACTTTATCTAAATAAACTTTTAGTTTAGTTTGATTTTTAATTGTTATTTGTTTGCTCATATTAGCATCCTATATTTCCTTGATACCTTTCTTCAAATGATTTTTTTTCATCACCACAGCATCCATTATCACCTAACCACATTGAAACACTATACGCATCATTGTCAGGTTTTATAGAATCAATACCACTACCAAAATTTAAATAATCATAATACAAAGTATTATTTTGTTTTAAATATTTAATCATTCTTTGTTTATAAAATTCTGCCCTTGCTCTGTATCTATTAGCAACATCAATCATATCCTGCATTGAAGGGTTATCAGTATTATCACCTGATTTTCTTAGCAATCCTTTATTATAAAATTGATAAGATAATCCCATTGGTAATTCACTCATAACATAATACACTAATGCATCAACAATATATGTATCTAATAAAATAACTTCATTAGCTGTTAATGTGCTTAATTCAATATGGCTTTGTAATGTATCATAAAGCGCTGAACCTAAAGCAGGTAGAATATACATATCCTGCGCCGTCTTAATTTCAGGCAATACTAATTTCTCATCTACGTTTGCGTGTAGCCCTGTTCTATCCTTAATGGTTTGAACTGATATAAATAATGTGTTTTTGCTCATTTTATCTTCTTGTTACTATGTTTGAAACCCAACGATGTCTACAACTTTCTGAATGTGTGCCATCTGCTTCAGTCCACCAACCACCTCTCCTATCCCAAACTGAATATCCTAAACGTGCTGAGATGCTTTCAATATCACTACGAGAATACATTTTATCAGCCGTTAATAAATACTCACAAAATGGTCTACTTTTTAAAATTAATGGGGTTGTAGTTTTACTTGCATCAGGTATATTAAATTCCTCTTTCCACTCATAAGAATATCTTATTAATAATTCTTTTGTAACAGGTGTTACTTTTTGAACTATTGACCCAATAGATTCAGTTAAAGTTCTTTCAATCACTACATTTGAATCAATACCTTCTCCTATTGTTGATTCACTTATATTTAAAAAACCTTTTTCAACTAAGTCATTAATAATATTTGATACGCTATCAGTACTTGTTTTTAAAACTTCTGCAATAACTTCAGGTGTAACTCTTTTATCTTTTGCAATCAAATCTAAAACATTTGCTTGCATTTGTGTAACATCAGCAAATAATTGAAAATCAATGTCATCATTAAAG